ACGCATTGTCCGGCTCATACCACTAGCTGAAACACTTGTAACCATTACAAATAGCGTCTTGCCTTCCAAGTCTTGCTTAATGGCATTTTCAAAATCATTTAAAACTTTCATAATCATAAACTCCTAATTATCTGTAAAACATAAACATAAGGCGTTCTTTAATCAACCTTATATATACATTATAATATATTATATATTATATGTCAACAGGTGTAATATATCTTTACATCATACGGAGGAGATGAGGCAATCTAGTCAAATTACGCAAGGGTTTGGAAAATGTATAGCAATACACAAACCCACACTAGCCACAAGTCTACACCTTTTAACGCAAGGGCAATGCAAGGGGGACGCAATTGTATGACGTTGCAAGTGCTTGACAACTCGGGAGAACGTCTCACAGCACAGGGTAGAGGCACACGCAGGGATCAGCAAAACAGGCAGAGAAGGGACATGCAAGGGGGGGAAGCCTTGATATGACTGGAGGGAGTTTTACATTTTTCCTTTATTCCCCTTATATATACATATATATATATATATAATAAAATAATTAATAAAGTCTCATAACCCTTATATCCTTGTTCAATACCCTGTATGCCCTTGCATGAAGGCTTATAGCCCTTGCATCATCGCTAGGTGTGCATTGCTGCCACGTGAAGGCAGACGCTTGATAGCGTGAAGGAAGAAACGCAGGCATAGCAACCCTTTACACCCCAGAACATAATGTAGATTATCAGACGTTTACCATGCAATCAGGACTAAAACGCTAAAACCTTGCATGACAAGGGGAAAACATGGTATTTAAAAAAATTTTTCCCTACTCCACCTGTTTAATTAGGGAGATATAATTTATATGGAATCACTTCGTGATAAGTAAACACCTTTAAAACAAGTTTTAAATGTGTTATTATAATTGAGTAACTATCAGGAGGTATACACCACCTGCCTACGGGGTCACCGCTACCCGCCCTCCCTCGGGGGGTTCGCAGGAAGCCTGCTCCCCCCCTTCGGGGACATGGGTAAATGGTTTTATATCCCCCCATAAACTAAACCAAAATCCTAAGCACTATACAAATTAAAGGAGTCCTCTATGTTTCCAGTTCCTTCAGGTGATAAACGCAATCCATTGTTGTGTTATACGAGTGAGGGTGATTTGGACATGGTGGGAACGTTAAGGGAGGGATTGGAGAGTGGAGAGAACCCGATCTTGGTGTTACAGGATTTAATGCGTAGTGAGGATGACAAGATTAAGTTGTTGAGTGCTGGCAAGTTGGTGGATGTGATGATGAAGTTAGGTGAGAAGGGTGTGAGTGGGCTGACGTTACAGTTGGTCAATTTAGATATGAGTGGTTACGATGTGGAGGAGATGAAAGGAGTGGTGTTGGATGCGAGTAGAGAGTTGGTTGAATAAGAAAAAGGAGTAATAGCAGATGTGGAAAGATTTGTTAAATCTATTTTGGTCAAAAAAAGAAATCCCTAAAAACAATCCTATTCCCCTTTATCAAACACTTGCCCCTTTAAGGGAAGAGTTTATGAGTGTGCCACAAAGAAAATACGCTATTACTGTTAGTCTGCTTCGTGGGTTAGAAGAGGCTAAAGAATTAAATAATGAAGCAAGAAGAATTACTCAATCAGTATTACACATTATAAAAAACCCCCAGTGTTGAGCTGGGGGGGTTGTTTTACAGAGTAGAATCGGAGTGAAACCATGATAAATAAAAAGGTATACGATATGCCCACTTAGTATAGCACAAGTTTAAGGGATTCGCAATGATTGTTTTGGTTGATCCTGAATATCGTCCACGCCGTTATCAACTGCCTGTATTTAAGGCGATTGAGAATGGGGTTAAGCGTATCTTGCTTGTTTGGCATCGACGAGCTGGAAAGGATAAGACGTGTTGGGAGATATTGTTATCTTCTGCGTTTGAGACGGCTGGGAACTATTGGTATGCGTTTCCTGAATACTCACAAGGACGCAAGGCGTTCTGGCAATCGATTGATTCACAAGGCAAGCGGATTATTGATTACATCCCTGCTCAACTGCTGTACAAGAACTCTAGTGACCAAGAGATGATTATCTATTTGAAGACAAGGGATAACATTGAAGGGAAAGACCCTAAGAGTCACTCGACGATACAAGTAGTAGGAGCGGATAAGCCTGACTCGTTGAGGGGGTCAAACCCTAAAGGGGTTATTGCGTCCGAGTTTTCTGAATGGAAGAAACCGTCTGTGTATGAGACCATTATTGAGCCTGTGCTGGTTGAGAATGGAGGCTGGTTCCTAGCAAACGGCACACCAAAGGGTCGCAACGCCTTGTATTACCTGTATGAAGCAGCTAAACAGAACAAACACTGGTATACTTCTTTGCTTACTATTGAGGATACCAGTAAAATCGTAAACGGAAAGGTCGTGCCTGTGATTAGCCAAGAAGATATACAAAACATTCGAGATAGAAAACAAACCCCTGAAGAGATTATCCTTCAAGAATACTACTGCGACTTTAACGCCCCTGTATCAGGAACCTACTACGCTCAACAACTCGATCAGCTACATGAAAGAGGTAATGTTAAACACCTACCCTATAACCCCAAACTCAAAACCTACACTGGCTGGGACTTTGGCTATAATGATGCTACCTCCGTTTGGTGGCTACAAGTTGATACTGAAACAGGTATCGTTCATGCCATAGATTATCAAGAATGGATTTCAACACCACTGCCGACGATTTGCCATGAGGTCAATCGTAAACCCTATAACGTCCATAAACATATTGCCCCACATGATGTCCTGCAATGTAACGAATCAGGACTAACCAAGTTTGACATTGCTAAACAAAATGGTGTTACCTTTCACTACCTCTCCGATACCGTCTCCAAGAAGGCTCGTAAACCTCCATTGCTTGACGGAATAGAACAAGTACGGTTACTCCTGCCTAGAATGTTGTTCTGCTCCGAGAACGCCAGCGAAGGGCTTGAGTGCCTAAGAAACTATAAACGAAAGTATGATGCCGATGCAGGGGTTTATCAAAAGATGCCTGTACATGATAAATACTCGCATGGAGCCGATGCGTTAAGAGCATTTGCCGTGTGGTGGGCTGAAAATGAGAAACATGAAAAGTTAAGCTTGAAACCTTCCACCGTAAATGTTATAGTAGATTATAAATACCTAGATTAAAAGGGAGATTTATTTATGGGTGGTCAGCCTAAAATCCAAGAAGCACCAAAAACACCAACTTTAAGCGATTCAGAAAGCTTAGCGGAACGCAAAGCTTACTTACAACGCACCAGTTCTTTGCTAAAAGATACTTTGTTCGCAGGAAGCAAACCACAAGAACCTGTTGAAACCAGTAAAAAAACATTACTCGGAGCTTATCAATAGTTTATGAAAGATTATAAAATACAGTCGATTCTTAAACGATTTGAAAACATGAAAACAGAACGCTCCAAAATGGAACACCTGTATTCAGACATAGACCGCTTTGTTATGGATAGAGACGGCTGGTTTACGAGTGGACGTATTACAGAAGGCAACCGTAGCCATGAAGTTTATTCTAAAGCTGGTGTTAAATATAACATCCGTTTTGCTTCTACCCTTCAAGGATTAGTCGCCCCAGCCGAACAGCGGTGGTTTACCCTAGAAACCAGCTTTATAAACCCTTCAAGCACCTCCTACGAGGCTCGTCAGTACCTTGATTTGTTAGAAGAGACGTTATACTCCACGTTTTCGTCAACGAACTTTTATCAAAAGAGCCTTGAACTATTAACGGATTACACCGCTTATGGACTGGCTGGGATGTACATTGCATCCGATCCTGAAAAACGCATCCGCTTTATTTCTGTACCTCTTAGAGAGATGTTTATCGACACTGACTTTAATGGTGAAATTAACACAGTGGCTCGCCATTTTACAACTACTCTTCGAAGCCTAGAGGGACGCTTCCAAAAAGCCATACAAGGGGATGCTCAATCCTTCAAACAGTTCCAAGCAAACCCCGATACCACGGTTGAATGTTTACACGTCGTGATGCCAAACGACAAATATAATCCCAAAAGCAACAACTCCAAAGCTAAAAAGTATAAGTCTTGTTACATTTTAAAAACAAACGATTTGATTCTTGAAGAAATGTATTTATCGACGATGCCGTATGTGACACCACGTTGGACAGTATACTCGGGCGAAGTCTATGGACGAAGCCAAGCTATGATAGCCATACCTGACTTGAAGGTTATGTCTGCTATGGTAAAGAACGCTTTACAGGGTGTAAACAAGCTCGCAAACCCCCCTCTGCTCGTCTCTGCGGACTCAATCGCAGGACGTGGGCTTAACCTTACCCCTGACGGTGTAACGGTCATTGACAAGCTTCAAGGTGGCACGTTCGAGAACACGATTAAAGTATTGGATAGCAAGGCTCGCCCTGATATTGCGTTAAATGCGATTGATATGTGGGAGCGTAAGATTTCGGAACTTTTCTTTGCGGATATGATTCAAGAAGACAAGCAGGCTCGTATGTCTGCTACGGAATCATCTACTCGTCAAATGCTTCGAATTACAAATATCTCTCCACAAATCGGACGGCTAGAGCCTGAATACTTAGATAGATTGATTGAGCGTTGCATCTCGATTCTTTTAGAGGACGGACATATGCCTCCTCCTCCTGAAGACTTGCAGAATGTAAAGATTGAATATCGCTCACCACTCGCTAAAGCTCAAAAGATGCAGAGCCTAGACGGTGTTCAGCAGTTCTTACAACTCGCCATGGGTATGGCTCAAATCG